CTCGAACAGCCCCTGGCCCTCGTCGGTCACGGTGACCAGCGCCATCAGCTCGAGGATGGGCATGAAGTGGCGGCCGCAGGTCCACTGGAACGTGCGCGCGATCTGCTGGCGGATCAGAGAAAGAGTAGCGGATTGTTGCGCCGCTTCCGCCAGGCAGAAGAAATGCAGCTGCTTGATGTTGCTCGGCCGGATTCTGCCGAAGGCGACGATCGAGGCTTCGTCTTTGACCTCGATATCGACCGGATTGTATTGGTTGTTGCGATCGAGATATTCGACCTTGATATCGTTGAGCATCTGATCGCGCGACTTGCGCACGCAGATCAGTGGGGAATTCCCTACCGCAAGCCCGGTCCCGAGCGTGCCCTGATTGGGCAGGAAGTCATCGAGCGTGAAGGCGTAGAGCGGCGACGTGTTCGGAACGTAAGACGCAGTCGCCGCGTAGTTGTAAGTGATCAGCACCCCGGCATTGATGTCGCCGGGATTGAAATAATAGACCCCTCCTTGTTCGACGTATTGCCCCTGCGCCGGAGTCCCCGAGGTCGGATAGCCGGTCGGCGCGTAGGTCGAGACTTTCTGTAAAGGCGCGCCGCTCAGATAAGTGACACCGCCATCCCCCGCGAAGCTGGCAAAGAAGCTGACCTGGATATGCGGGAAGTAGAGCGGCGTATTGTTGGAATCTGCTCCTTCCTGATCCTGCGGGACGTTGTAGGTCTCGGTGATAGTCTGGATTTGCCCGGCGGTGACCGAGGAGTCACCGTAGGGCACGACGGTGAATTCGCCGTCTTGCCAGCAAGGCGCTGAATTGGTGGCCGCGGTCAGATCATTGACGAACGCCGAAGCCGCGATCGGCGAAGCGATGACCGGAGAAACCCCGAAGCCGAGCGCGATGCAGTAGCTCTGCCACAGCAATAGACTGCCAAGCCGGTTTGCCGGAAACCCCAGGCCCCAATAGGGATTGGTCAGGAACGATTCGAGTGCGATCGACGGATCGCCATCGACTTGTCCCGGCACCACATTGTAGCAATTGGCCGAAACGACTTCGACGTTGATGTTCGGCAGCGACGTGGAACCGCCGAGCGGAAAATTGGAAAACCCAGCGTAGCAGATGCCGCGATAGCCGAATCCGTGGCTCGGCTCCTGCGTCTCGGTGTTGCCCCATACCGTCTGCTCGTAATCGCCGAGGTAGAGCTCATAGGCGACGGTGTTGGTGCCGTCGAGCGTCTGCGGCAAGTTCCAAATATTGAACCCGCCGGCCGATGCGGGCACTCCCGAACCGTTGTACCAGAGGCTGGTGGTGGCGTTGACCGGACCTTCACAGAGGCCGAGGATAAAGCTGACAGTGTAGGCGTAATTACCCGAGCCCTTGAAGACCGAGCCGAGCGTGCCCCCCTTGCCGCCAGGTCCGTTGTAGTTCGATGCGACGAGGTTGTAGTAGTCGATCAGGTTTCCGGCGAGGCGTTGGGCGCCGCCGAGATGCAGCGCAATCGGCACGCCCTGCACCGACGTGTTGATGCGCAGCGAAGTCGCCGGCTGTGCCGTCGGCGTCTGATCGAAGAGATTAACGAGGCTGGCCACATTAGCGCTGCCATAAGCTGAAGAATTTCACATCAAGGATCGGCATGCCGAGATGAACGGAATGACCGAAACCGCGGCGCACGCAGCGGGCGACAAAATGCGCGTGGATGATGTGCGGCCAGCCTGGCTTCGCCACCAGCGCGCCATGAGCAAAGCATTTTCCCACCTTATACAAAACCACGTCGCCGTGACGGACCTGATCGAGCGGGATCTCATGCGCAAATTTCTGTACCCAACCGAGATAACGTTCCTCACTTTGATGGAGATAAAATTGAGCGCTGTAATGCCCGATCTCGAATTGCGGGATTAAGCCGGCCTCAACAAAGGTGCATTTGAGGAAGGTCGCGCAATCGCAGCCGGCGCCTTTGATCTCTCCGTGATCGTGGAATTTCGTTGCCAGCCACGTCTGTGCAATCGCGTTGACCAGGTCGCGCTCTGCCTCTTCCGTCATTTCTGCGCGGCTTGTGACCCGATCGCCGCCAGCGCATCGCCGATCACCTGCTTGCTGATCCGCGCGGCAGCAGCCTGGATCTTGGTCGCGTTGCTCAAGAGCGGCTTCGGCGCCAGGTCGACGATCTGCTTGCCGTTCGCCGCGACCATGGCGCTGATGCGATCGCACGCTGCCTGTCGCTGATCGGCAGGAAGCGTTTTTAGATAATCGCCGAGCAGCTCCGTCGCGATAGCATCGATGACCAGCACCGTGCCGACGAGGCTTTGGTTTTCAAGATCGATTTGCATGGACTAGCCTTGTACCTCGGGGGGCGGAATCCACGGCTGCCCGCCATAGTTCGATTGTGCGGTCGACGGCTGGAACATTTCGCAAGTGGTGTAAAGTTTGTTGCAACCCGGATAGACCGTGAACGGATCACCAGGTGCCACAGCGAAGGGAAACGGATTCAGCAGCGACAGCGTCTGATTGCCGTCCCAGCGTGAGATCGTGCGTTGGAACGTGGCGTTAAGGCCGCCAGTGAACACGATGCGGCCGAGCGCGTAGGTCCTCGATCCTTGCGGCACCGGCAAACCATTGCCGATGATGGTGGCTTGTGTGGATCCTGCAGCTGCCGTGCCGTTGATGGCAAAGCTCGCCGCGTTCATATTCCCAGAGGCGTTGCAACCGACATCAAACAAATTGAAGCGGCACTGCGCCTGGTAGAAGTGCAGCGGCATCTGGATCGTGAACAACGACCGATAATCGTTGACCGTGAGCACGGCCACGGCGTTGGTGGTGTCGACATTAGCTACGTTGCCGGCGAAGATGGTTCGGCATCCGACCGGAGTTGCACCGCCAGGCGGCATCGGCCAAGTCGGCAGCGATGAGAAATAAGCCTCGTCGACCTGAAAGTCCGCGAAATCGAGTGCACCGCCCTGTGCCGCCTGCAGCCACGGCACCGAGCCGATGGTGTCAGGAAACGTCGCCCCGGTCACCGGATCGAATGGCCGCGGCATGAGCACCAGCACCCAGGTGTCGGTATCGGTGCCGACTTTCAGGTGCGCCTGGGTCTTGCTCTGTTTCTGATCGACCTTGATGCCGCCGGAGGGATAAGCGTAGCCGTTGACCAGCGCGCTCGTGGAATTTCCCTTGATGTCGAAGTCGGCATCAGTGAAGCGGATTTGGCCGCCCTGGAACATCGTGATCGTGTATAAGCGCGCCACGTAGAACGGCGCGCCTGTCTCAACGATGCTGTTGAACAGCGCGATCAGTGCCGGAGTTGTCGTCATGGCTCACGGCAATTTTTCCGTCGAGAATTTCAGACTTTTGATTTCCGCCAACGTCGACATGAAGTTCGAGAACTCGATCGAGTCGTCGTCGAAACGGCATGGCCAGTAGAAAAAGCCGCTCCACGTTAAAGCAGCGCCGTTCGCCGGCGGCGACGAGAAATTCACCACGCCATAAGGCGAGATCGACGTTGGAGTCGTCGGCGACCCAGCGACCTCGATCACCGGCGTGCCGTTGACCAAAAACACCGGCTCGGTGAAGCCGCCGAGGCTGCGCACCAACTGAAACGCCGTCGCCGTGCCGTTGCCAGTCCCAAAATCTTGATTGGTGGCGCTGTTGTCGTTCGGATCGTTGTAGGCCCAGAGCTGTGCCGGCCCTTGCACCGAGTTGATGAAGCCGAGTAGCGTTTGCCATTCCAAGGCAACAAGACCGCCGAACGCAATCGCAGCGGAGCTCAGCGCATTGATCGTCAGCTCATAGCTGTAGGTCGGATAGCTGTAGAGCGGAACGCGGGTGCGCTTGCCGGATTGCGCATCCTGCTTGACGGTGTTCCAGTTCACCGGCCGTTTGACCGGCCAGCCCAAGGCCGACAGCGTCGGGAAGACGGGAAGCGCCATTGATCATGCCAAGCTCGGATTAAGCGGACCGGCGGCCGACATAAAACGCATTATCTGCAGGCCACCGCCGCGCGTAAGAAAGGATTGGAACGAGTTTGCATCCACAGTGTGGATGTGGAGGTGTGCGTCACCGCCGCCGCCAGATCCACCAGCGGGCCCGGCATAAGGCGTCTGCACGTTCGCCGGCGTGATCGTCTCACCGGCGTGGATCATGGCCATCCCACCGCCGAGCACGTAGCCGCCGACGTCAAAGCTGCCGACGCTAAGAAAGGAAAGCGCGGTCGCTAGGGTTGTTGCGCCAGCAGCCGCTCCGACTGCTGGTGCAGCAGGCCCCACCTCCGGGGCGACGTTCGCCGTCACCCCAGCCGTCGTGATGCCCACCGAGGCAAAAATTGATTTAAGAGCGTTAGCTATCGACGTGGCAACGCCAGCCGTACCGGCGGTGGCGTCCGACGCGCTTC